TGCATTCAAGAAAACCTATTACGATCCCAACTTACAGCGGGCCGTGAGCCGTTTTGTACCGGTCGAAGACCTTGTAGTGCCCTATACAGCCAGTGATTTGGAGACTTGCGAGCGGATTACCCATGCAGTCAAAATGACTTACAACCAAGTCCGGAACCAGCAATTGTCCGGATTTTATCGGGACATAGAGATTAAACCCGCTTATACCGTTTTTGACAGCGATACCCAGTCAAAAATAGACGAAATCGAGGGATTGCAGCCCGGCAGCGGCAACGATATGCTGTACGAACTGCTGGAATTCCACGTTTCCACCGAATTGGTGGGCTTTGAAGACCCAAATGGACTGCATTTACCCTTTATTATTACCATTGACAAGACTTCCAGCCAGATTTTGGCGATTCGCCGGAATTACCGTGAAGACGATCCGTTAAAACGAAAGATACAGTATTTTGTCCACTATAAATTCCTCCCCGGCTTGGGCTTTTACGGCTTTGGTTTGATCCACATGATCGGCGGATTGTCGCGAACAGCGACCGCAGCCCTGCGTCAATTGATCGATGCAGGTACCCTGTCTAATCTTCCTGCCGGATTCAAGGCCCGTGGACTGCGGATCAGGGACGACGAAACACCTTTGGAGCCCGGTGAATTCCGGGATGTAGACGCACCCGGCGGTGCCCTGAAAGATTCCCTGTTACCTCTCCCCTACAAGGAACCTAGTCAAACTTTATTCCAGTTGATGGGATTTTGTGTCGAAGCAGGGCAACGCTTTGCCGCTGTTACCGACATGCAGGTGGGCGAAGGCAATGAACAGGCAGCCGTCGGCACCACTTTGGCACTTCTTGAACAGGGGACCAAGGTCATGTCCGCTGTCCACAAGCGATTGCACTATGCCCAAAAAATAGAATTCAAGATACTGGCAAGAGTTTTCTCGGAATTCCTGCCACCGGAATATCCGTATCAGGTTGTTGGCGGCGACCAGATGATCAAGCAGGCGGATTTTGACAACCGTGTTGATATTGTTCCAGTTTCCGACCCCAATTTTTTCTCCTTTGCCCAGCGTATTTCCTTGGCCCAGCAGGAACTGCAACTGGTACAGAGCAATCCGGAAATACATAATATAAAGGAAGCGTACAGGCGCATGTACACAGCACTCGGTTCACAGAATATTGAAACTTTGTTGCTTCCCGACCCACCACCCCCAGCACCGGTGGACCCGGCCATGGAGAATGGAAGCACCTTAATGGGAGCACCCTTAAACGCGTTTCCCGAACAGGATCACGACGCGCACATTAGTGTTCACATGGCTTTCATGAGCAATCCCATGGCAAAAATGGCTCCGCCGGTCGCTGGAGCTTTGCTGGGACACATTTTCCAGCATGTGTCCCTGAAAGCAGCCCAGATTGCCGAACAGCAAATGCAACAGATGGCAGCGCAGGACCCACAATTACAGCAACAGTTGCAGCAGGAACAAGCCATGATGCAACAACAGCAAATGGCACAGCAGCAGGGAGGGGCACAACCGCCTCCTATGCCTCCCAATCCGGTGCGTGAGCAACTGAAAGCACAGATTGAAAACGAGATACTGGAACAACTGATGCCGGAACTTAATGAAATCATGGAACTTTCCGGTGATAATGAAGGTGTCTTGGAATTGAAGGAAAAAGAACTTATGATAAGATCACAGGAGAACCAAGACGACAAGACGCTTGGCAAGGAAAGACTTGAACTGGATCGGGAGAAAATGGTAAAACGTGATGAAATGGATGAAGAGAAGATTCGCAGTCAGGAAGATATAGCCGCGCTCAGGGCACAAGTATCCCGTGAAAAAATGAACCAACCTAAACCCAAAGGAAAATAATGCCAGCAAGACCAAAACCAAAAGGAAAACCAAAACAACAAGAAGCCAGCGAAGGTTTTGTCTATGGTCCAACGGACAAATCTTACTCTGTTTCAGACATACCCAAGATGAAGGAACAGATAGCAAACAATCCGGCTTTGGCTGGAATGCTGCAACCCCTTATCGATAGACTGGAAGCCGGAGATTTTGACAAACCATGGGGACCCCCTGATGAGGACGTTACAAATACACCAGATACAACAGATGCAACAGAGTATTCTTATAAAGGTATAACAGCCCAAAACATTATTGAACATTTAGGCGAAGTAAGTCAGCTTACTCCAGAACAATTAGGTGTGGCTGATGTGAACCAAGACGGCACGATTTCAATAGGAGACGCCTCGTGGATTTTACAAATGGCACAAGGACTGAGAGACCCCGATACCTTGGAAGCCATAGAACAACCAGATACACCAACAGAGGAGGATACAACACCTCCCGGAGCAACAAACCAAGAAGATATAAAGGCTGCCATTGCCGCAGCTATGCAAGAAGCGGGCATCGGCCCAGATTTTAATTTCAGCGATGTTTTGACTGCCGCTGATGCTGAAGACCTGTTTAAAAATACACTGCCAATTGATTATGAAACCCTGCAAAAAATGGGACAGGCGGATTGGATGCCGGAAAACTGGACACCGACAATGCAGGCAATGATTGATGAATCTATCGGGAACATACCAGACCAGAATTATATAGACCAAGCAACTTTAGATGAGCAACTGGCAGGGCTTCCCGATGCAGCTCAAATACAAAAGCTGCTTGAGGAACAGGGTTGGGGAGCACTAGGGGATCCTTTCGGAGGCGCTCTTTCCGCTTACTCTACCACGGATATGATCCAACAAATGATCAAAGATAATCTAGCACAAGGATTAAGTGAAGACGATATTTTTGCAATGATTCAGGAACAATTCGGCGAAACGATGAGCGATGAGGATATTTATGCCGCAATCGCTACAGCGCAAGAAACCCAATATACGTCTTTGATGGATGAAGTTAATGCTTTGATCGCAGAGAAACTAGCTGAAGGAATGAGTGAACAAGAAATTATTGACCTAATTACGGCGCAATATGGCGACCAGATGAGTCCGGAGGACATCAATTTGGCGATTACTACGGCGCTAGACAACCAATACACGTCTTTGATGGAGGAAGTTAATGCAAGGATTGCAGAAGCCCTGACTGATGGGATGACCCCTGAACAAATTGCTGAAATGATCAGGGCAGAATATGGCGACCAGATGAGTGATGAGGACATCAATTTGGCGATTACTACAGCCCAAGAAGCCCAATATACGTCTTTGATGGATGAAGTTAATGCTCTGATCGCAGAAAAATTAGCAGAGGGAATGACTGAAGCCGACATTCTTGCATTAATACAAACAGAATATGGCGGAGTATTAAGCGCAGATGATATTACAGCAATGATCGCTACTGCCATAGCGGGAATTGAAACAACTCCAACGGAAGATGCCCTTACCGCTGATGCAGTGCAGCAAATGATTGACGCCGCAATGGCACAAGGAATGTCTACAGAACAGGTTCAGGCAATGCTTGCAGAATCTGGGCACCTGAACCAAGAACAAGTTCAGGCAATGCTTGGAGAATCTGGATACATGGGTGATGTAGGAGTACAGGGACTTATTGATACCGCTCTTCAAGGAGCCTTGGGCCAAGGTGGGTCAATTAATGAAGCCATTCAAAACGCACTTTTAGCTGTAGGAGACACAACTATAGATACAGGAACCCAACAACCTAGTAGTCCTTACGGAACCTATACCAGTCCTTATGGAGACGTGGACCCTTATGCCCTGATGTTTAATCCATGGTATGGAACAACACCTTTCGCCGGAGGAGCCACAACAGGGGCCGAAGACCCAACTGGACTTGGGGACCTGGATTTGGGAAATCCGGCTGATTATAATTTTGACATTTCAACAGAGTATGATGAGGACCTGTTTAGTTAAGCGGAGAGAAGACAATTGACGCCATAGATTTTGCCTATAAAATTCTTAAAATAGTTAAGGAAAAAGAAGAACGAATACAAACGATGATGCTCAACGGAGAAGTTAAAGATTGGGAGCATTACCGCAATTTGACCGGTCAAACAGAGGCCTTAACCTATGTAAAATCGGAAATTACCGAGTTACTGGATAGGATGGGAGAACGCTTTGAGTGACGCAACCTCTATTTTAGAGCAAAAATGGGCACAGGAAGAAGAAGGAAAAACACCTTTACAAAAAGCCTATGAAAACGTCAGCAAAAAGAAAACTGACGGGGAAAAATTAAATCCGGAAAAAATAACCTCTGCTTTGTTAGAACAACTCCCTGAACCAACAGGATGGCGCATCCTTATTCTTCCTTACCGTGGCAAAGGTCGTACAGACGGAGGCATTTACCTTACTGAAAAAACAATGGAACGCCAACAGATAAGCACGGTTCTCGGTTATGTATTAAAGACCGGAAACCTTGCCTACAGTGACGAAGACAAATTTCCAACGGGTCCTTGGTGTAAATCCGGGGACTGGGTTTTATTCGGGAGATACGCAGGTTCCCGATTTGAAATTGAAGGAGGAGAAGTTAAGATATTGAATGATGACGAAATTATTGCGAAAATATCTGATCCAGAAGCAATTCTGCATAACTATTAAAAACATGAGGAGTGACCCATGCCTAGACAAGAACTAACAAAAACCAATGAAGAGAAAATGGTTGATTTAGACGTCACCGGCCCAGCCGTTGATGTCGAACTTCCAGCAGAAGGCGCTGTAATCACCGAAGTAGCGGCCGAAACACCACAAGAAACTACCGAAAAAATCAGGGTAGAAGAAGTAGAAGAGCCCAAGAAGGAACTTGAAGATTACAGCAAAAATGTACAGCAGCGCATTAACAAGCTGACAGCCAGATTGCGGGAAGCCGAGCGCCGGGAACAAGCGGCAACGGACTATGCACAAAATGTGCAGAAAGAAAATTCAACGCTTAAAAACAGAAACACAGCTTTGGACGGCAATTACATTATTGAATTTGCCAATCGAATCACTACGGAAACCCAAGCAGCCAAGGCGGCTTTAAAACAAGCCACGGAAAACGATGATGTGGACCAGCAGGTTGAATCACAACAAAAACTGGCGCGTCTTGCGGTTGAAGCACAGAACCTGAAAAAACTTAATGACCAAAGAAAAGTTCGACAAAGTTTGGCTAATAAAACAGTAAAAACAACCGCATTCAAACAACCCAATGAAGCCCCTGCACCGCCAGACCCTAAAGCGGAAGCGTGGGCAAGAAAAAATTCATGGTTTGGTGAGGATACAGCCATGACCATGACCAGTTTTGTGGTCCATCGTCAGTTGACCGAAGAAGAAGGATTTGATCCTTCCTCCGATCAATACTACAATGAAGTTGATAAAAGAATGAGAGAAGAGTTTCCACATAAGTTTAATGGAGCCTCTTCCGGAACGGAAACTCGTCCCGTCCAGACAGTTGCATCTGCTACACGCAGTCCGAAAAAAGGGCGCAGCAAGACTGTGAGACTCACACCATCACAGGTCGCTATAGCTAAAAAACTTGGTGTGCCACTAG